GATAAAAAATTTATGGTGACTTCAACGCCAACCAATACAACTATAACTATCACAATGCCTTCAAATGAATCTGGAGCTGGCGCTACAACATCTGGAGGTATTAGAGTTCAAATTTATTATCCAGTAGGACCCGCAGAGCAATTACCTGGATTTGGTTATGGACTTGGGTCTTGGGGAGGTGAAGCAGCTAATCCCTTAACGACAACTTTAAATGGTGGAATAGATGCTTCCACAACAACTATAGTTTTAACAAGCGTTGTTAACTTTCCGTCAACAGGTACAAATTTTATTAGAATAGGGACAGAAGATATTTCTTACACAGGTATATCTACAAACACGTTAACAGGCGTGACGCGAGGAACGAGAGGCACAACAGCCGCATCACACTCTAACGGTGCAACAATTACAAATACTTCAGACTTTGTAGCGTGGGGAGAAGCAGCATCTGGAGACTTAGTAATTGATCCAGGTATGTGGTCTGTTGATAATTTTGGAGATAAAATTATTGCACTTATACATAATGCACAAGTTTTTGAATGGGACTCAAATTTATCAAATGCTACAGCAACAAGAGCAACAATTATATCTGGAGCACCAACAGCGTCACGTGACATGTTAGTATCTACACCGGATAGACACTTAGTATTTTATGGAACAGAAACAACGATCGGTGATCCATCAACACAAGACGATATGTTTATTAGATTTTCTGATCAAGAAAATATTAATTCATACACGCCCACAGCAACCAATACAGCTGGTACACAAAGACTTGCAGATGGATCTAGAATTATAGGAGCTGTTAGAGGTAGAGATGCAATTTATGTTTGGACAGACACATCATTATTTACAATGCGTTTTATTGGTCCACCTTTTACATTTGGTTTTGCACAAGTAGGTACAAACTGTGGATTGATTGGTATGAATGCAGCATTAGAAGTAGATGGCGCTGCGTATTGGTTATCAGAAAATGGTTTTTTTAGATACTCTGGTAATCTAGAAACAATGACATGTTTGGTAGAAGATTTTGTATTTGATGATATTAACACGACAGCTAATCAACTTGTAAATGCTGGTTTAAATAATTTGTTTGGTGAAATTACTTGGTTTTATTGTTCATCAGGATCTACTGTTGTAAACAGATCTGTAACTTATAATTATATGGAATCTTCTCCACAAAGACCAATATGGACAACAGGTTCTTTAGCTAGAACAACATGGCAGGACTCTTCTGTATTTGGTAAACCACATGCTACAGACTATGACGCTGACTCAAACACATCTTATGATGTTGTTGGCAACACAGATGGTTGCACCATATATTACGAACACGAAACAGGAACGGATCAAGTAACTTCTTCTGCGACAACTACTGTAGCTGCTAATATAGAATCTGGAGATTTTGATATTACTAGAGGCCAGGGTGGAGGAGCTGATCTTAGAGGAGATGGAGAATTTATTATGAAGATAAGAAGATTTATACCAGACTTTTTATCTCAAACAGGGAACACACAAGTGACTTTAAATTTAAGAAATTACTCAAACAGTTCACAAGCAAGCTCACCACTTGGACCTTTTACAATTACCTCATCAACAACTAAGGTAGATACAAGAGCTAGAGCTAGATCAGTAGCATTAAAGGTAGCAAATACAGGTTCATCTCAAGATTGGAAATTAGGAAGTTTTAGGTTAGATATACAAGCAGACGGAAGAAGATAATGGCAAAAATAGTATTAGCATTCACAAGACCTAGTAAAGAATACAGTCAGCCAGTAGCTGATGCTTTGATTAGAGATCTTGACGGATTAGTACAAAAATTAAATTCTACGTTTCAACAAGATTTAAAAGAAGAAACACAAAGATTAACTTGGTTTAGTACAGGGGGAAATAGTGGCTAATAGATATAAGAATGCACAATTTGATTTAAACTCAACTGACAAGACTGACATTTATACTTGTCCATCTAACTCAAGAGCTATTGTACAAAATATACATACAGCTAATGTTGGTGGTGGTAACGTTGAAATAAAAGCTTTTATATATGATAACTCTGCAACGACTAGTTTTCAATTTGCAGAACACACTGTAAATAGTGGTAACTCAAAGTCAATAGCTGACGGAACTATTATATTAGAAGAAAGTGACAAACTACAACTGCAAGCAGCTACGGCTGATATCTTTGAAGGTACAGTTGCAATATTAGAATTTGATAGAACATAGGAGGAAAAATGACAGATAAAACAGTAAACGTAGGTGGTAAAGAAATACCTTTAATAGAGCCAGCAGAAGTAATTACAACAATAAAAAACAAGAAAACAGGCGAAATATACAAGAACGAAGAAGAGTTAAAGGCAGCTAATGTAGCTTCAGAAGACGTACAAAGAGATGTATTAGTTAAGATGCCAAAGCTTGATTTGTTTAGTAAAACAAAGTAAAGTATGTATTCAGGTTTTCCCTGCTTACTAATTAATTAATTATGACAATATCTAGAGGACAGATGAACAGACAATTATACATGGGTGGCGGTATTATGGACGCCATGCCAAGAGAACAATTTGGTATAGGTAGCTTTGTAAAGAAAGCTGTTAAAAAAGTTACAGGCGCTGTTAAAGATGTTGCAAGCTCTGATATAGGTAAAGCTGCGTTATTAGCAGGAGCTGGTATGTATGCGGGAGGCTTAGGTCCTTTTGCTTCAGGTAGTTCTATGTTCGGAGGCAGATTAGCTGGAATGGCAGGATCAGGTTTTTTATCAGGAGCAGGTAGTTCTCTTTTTACTGGAGCAGGTAAAATGCTTTCTAAAAAAGGTATTCAAGGTGCTTTAGTTAAAGGTGGTGCTTTAGCTGGACTAACTGGTTTTTTAACTAGTCAATACGGAATACCAGAAGAAGAACAAGAAGAACTTTTATCTGACCCATCTGAAAAAGAAAAATATTTAAGAATGTATTACACAAATTTAAATCCTAATGCAGGATCTGATGAAATAGAAACTTTTGTTAGAGAGAATGCTGCTATGGGTGGTAGAATGGGTTATGCTTTAGGTGGTAATGAATTACCTCCTGATCCAACAACACCTGTAAACCCTTTTAAACCAAAACCAATAGGACCGGTATTACCTAATAAAGCAGAAAATGTATTAAGTTTTGAAGAATTTGTTGAAAGTAGACAAAAGTTTATGAAACAAGAAAGTATAGAAAAATTAATGCAAGAGTATGATAGATATTTAAAAGACCTTAAAATGAATCAATTAAGAGATATGGTTGCTGGTGGAGGTATTATGAACAGAGCTGGATACGCGTTAGGCGACACTGCAAGCCAAAATGCTATGCAAGCAGCGGGCATCGAGGGGCTACCTATTAGAGAAAACCCTAAAGGTGTAAAAGAATTAGATTTAAGAGATAATGGTGGATTTATACCACCTGTTGGTATAAAAGAAAAAGAAGATGATATCCCAGCGATGTTATCTAATAATGAATTCGTATTTACAGCAGATGCTGTAAGAGGCATGGGCGACGGTGATATAGAACTAGGCGCTCAAAGAATGTACGATCAAATGAAAATGTTAGAAGAAGGCGGAAGAGTATAATGGCAACACAAGATTACGTACAACGTCCAGCACCCTTTATTGAAGCAGCAGGTCAAACTTATTTAGATGACCTTACAAAAGGTATTGGTGCTTTTAAACAAACAGATTTATCTAAAATTATGGGTCCACAGTTTATTGCTGGACCTAGTGCATTAACTACACAAGCTGAAGCGTTAGCACCTGGACTTGGTGGTTATCAACCTTTCTTAAATGAAGCAGCGGCAGCGCAAACAAGAGCTGCAGGTTTATCGAGCCCCACTGCTTATCAAGCTTATATGTCTCCATATCAACAAGATATTATTGATACAACATTAGCAGAATTTGATGTACAAGCACAAAAAGGTTTACCAGGATTAGCAGCTCAAGCTATCGGCGCTGGAGCTTTTGGTGGAGGACGAGAAGGTGTACAAAGAGCAGAGTATCAAGCAGCATCAGATAGAAACAGAGCAGCATTACAAGCTCAGTTATTAGGTCAAGGTTTTTCTCAAGCACAAAATTTAGCAGGTCAAGCTTTCCAACAACAACAAGCATTAGGCGCTGGTCAATTAGGGTTAGCACAACAATCACCTGCATTATTAGGTCAACAGATTTCAGCACTAACAGGTTTAGGCGCTCAACAACAAGACAGAGCGCAACAAACATTATCTGCTCAACAACAACTAGCATCTAGACAAGCATTACAACCATTAGAAGCAGCGCAACAATATGGTGCTGGAGTTACAAGTTTAATTTCAGGTTATCCTGGTAGAGAAGTTATTACAGCTGCAGCACCGGCTCCTTCTTCATTAGCTACAGGACTTGGAACTGCATCAACGTTGGCAGGTATTTATAGATTAATACAGGGAAGTAAATAATGAGTAGAATATTAAAAAGACCAATGTTTAGAAAAGGCGGAGAAGTTATGGAGGGTATCATGACGGGTATCAAGCCTAGACAAAATTATGAAAGTGGTGCATTAGCGAAATCACAAAATTATAAAAATATTTTAAGAGCTGCTACTCAAGGAGCTAGCACAGGTCCAGATGCTCTTACACAATTTTTACTTCGAACAGGTCAAAATTTAATTGGAGGACAATCAGCTGGTGGAACTAAATTACAAGAAATTGTTGGTTCAACAAACGAACCTATGGAAAATTATTTTAAAGATTTACAAAGAAAAGCTCAGCAAGAAAAACAAATTGGATTACAGGCTGCTATGCTAGGTATTAAAGGTCAACAAGGAATAGATTTAGCTAAAGCAAAAGCTAAAG